AGCTCTTGGAGTCTGGGTCCGGAATCACATCCAACGGGTCCAGAGTGCCCACCACGATCTCGCCTTTGATGTTCTCGTCGAAGGACATGCGGACGTCGTAGTAGCCGCGCTGCTGGATCAGCCCATCGCTGAACATCTGGGTTTCGTGCCAATGCAAGGCGCAGAGGTCGGCAACCTGCATCACGGCCTTGGACAGGATCGTGGCCTTGAAGAGGTCCGAGTCCCCGCCGCGTGGCTTGAACGCGATGTCCATGCGGTTATGAATCTGGTATCCGATGGCGCTGTTCACGCTGGGCATGATCTGGTTGAACTCATAGCCCGGCCGGCGGGCCGCGATCAACGCAGCGCGCTGCTCCGGCGTGAGCTGGCGCCCACCACCCAGGTACATGTCCTCGCATCGCGCCGCGTGTAGCAGGTAATCAGTGTGGCCACGATCCTTACCGTAGAGGTAGCGAGCCCAGTTCTCGCTGGCGGCGTTGTCTGCAATGCTGGTGGGGTAAGTGCTGATCATGGTCATGCAGTCGCTTGGTCCCAGTGGTCGGAGCCAGAAGCGGCGAGACGGTCGCGCCAGCTCTTGGCCCGGGGCTTGGGCTCGGGTTTGGGAATGTCGGCCGCGAAGGTCATGGCCACGGAGTCGCCCTTGTCAGGGCTGCGGCCCAGCACCCGGCGGATGTCGTCCTTGTCATTTATCTGGATGGCGGCACCCTTGCCCATGGTCACGACCTTGTAGCGGGGCGCGGTGAGGTCGCCCAGCAGCTCCTGGTCAGGCGGGAGGGCGATGGGATCAGGGTTGGTGGGGTCCAACGCCTCGCGCAGCAACCAGTACATCTCGGCCCGCTTGTTGCGGAATTTCATCTGGCCGGACTTGTCCATCAAGGCGCTGCCCTCGGAGCCCACCACCGGGTGGACATGCAGGCCTAGGCCCTTGATGAAGTCCAAGGCGCTGGAACCAATACCGATGCTGTCGATGCACACCACCGAGCCGTCGCGGATCAATGGGGCGATGAAGCCTGCTGCTGATGGGCCGTCCTTGGTCACCACGCCAGGTGCGGTCACGATCTTGTCGAACCACTGCCCATGCCGACGAGCGGCCGATGACTTGTCCTGGCCACCACGCGAAGGGTCGAAGCCGATGGAGGTCATGAGGCCCTTGGCGTCGCGGTCCTTCCAGCGAGCCTGAGCAGCCTTCACCCAGTCTGTGGGGATAAGCTGCCACACCGGGTCAGTCACCCCAGCATTGAAGTCCCCCCGCAGCATCTGGCTGCGCAGCGGCTCAGGCAATGACTGCAGCGTGGCCTTGTACCCCGTGGCCATCAGGAACAGGTTGTCGTCCACCCGGGATGGAATGAACGTGCGACTCTTGGGCGTCATCAGCTCGCCGCCAACCATGACCGGCGTGCTGTCGGGCACTTCCTGGTCTTCACCCTTCTCGTTCGTGACGTACCAGCGCAGTTCGCCCGGCTTGGCCGGATTCGGGTGGTTCGGGTCCAGCCATGCGGCCCAAAAACGCTTCACCCACTCGCCTTCGGGCTCGGTTGGCGGGTTACCTGCGGCCACCACGCGCTGCCGCACTTTCGGGTTGTCCGTCCGCATCCAGCCGATGAGTGTGCGGAACTGCAGCTCCGTAAAGTGGGTGATCTCGTCGAAGCCCTTGAAGTCGTGCGGGCGGCCTTGGTACTTGATCCAGTCGCCAGGCTCCTTCACCGAGCCAAGTTCCAGCACCTTTTCGCCTGGCAGGCGCCACAGATGATCCGTGCCGTTGTACCCATTGCGCGACCCGAGGATGGAGGTCATCCGCTCTTCCAGACCGATCAACTGCACGGCCTCGCGCCGGAAGATGATGCTCCGCTCCTGCTCGGTCATGCTCAGGCCCAGCAGCAGGTCGGTCTTTCCGCCACCAGCGCTGCCGCCGTAAAACAAGATGTCGGCCTCCGAGTGGAACGCGGCCGACTGAGGTCCGTCCTGCGGCACCCAGATTGCGGGATCCATCAGCATGAGGAAGGAGTCCACCGCCGCGCGCATCTCTGGCGGCAGGCCTTTGAAGGTCGCCAGAATCTGCTCGGTGGTAGGCAGGGACAGCTTCATTGCTGGCCACCTCCAGCGATCATCTGGCCGAAGAGCGCAGCCAGCCCGGGATTCGCCTGCAGGACAGCCGACATGCGCACTGCCCGCTCTGCATCGGTGAGGTTGCGCAGCGCCAGCGGATCGTTCTTCTGGCCGTTGTCCTTCTCGTACAGGCCCAGGTGCTTGAACAGCTTCTCGGCAAAGATGGCCTTGTCGTGCATCAGCACCTGCATGCCGTCCTTGGTGCGCCTCACCCCCGCATACAGCTGGGCAGCGGCCGGGCTCAGATAGCGCGTGTCCTTGACCACGTCGCGCGATACACCGTCGCCGCAGCACTCGGTGCAGTCTGGGTGTGGGGGGCGGTGCGGGTTGAAGCCGATACCGCCCTCTTCGTCGAACTCGTCGGCGGGCTTGCCATCCTTGCGCCACTTCTCGAAGTCGGCATTGCGCTGGCCCACCGTGCGCTGGCGCTTGAAGTTCTCGCCCCAGCAGTGACGGCAGCAGCCCACGCGGGTTTCGACCAGTTCCCGGGGATCCGCGAAGGCGATCTGCCAGGCCTGCAGCAGCAGTGCATCAGCGTTGATCCCCGTGCGCTCCTGCTGTGCTGCACGCGCCTCGGCGATGGCAGCGGCAATGTGAGGTCTTCTGAGGAGGTCGTAGGACTGCTCGGCCGCCGTCTTGGCGCTGTACCCGGCGCGAATGGCAGCCTGCGTTCCGTTCAGGTCAATCAGGTACTCATCGACGAATCGCTGCTGGCGAGGCTCAAGGCCGTGGGAGACGACAGGTGCAGCTGGTACTGGCTCTGGGGCAACCTTCCGGGCTCTCGGCTTTGGGGTGGCCTGAGGCTTGTCTTCCTTGGGCGGTCTCTCCAGGCCTTTGCCACCGCAGTGCTTGACCACCATGGTGTGCGAGATGCCGAAGGCCTTGCCAATCTCACGCGTGGACTGGCGGGTGCTGCAGTAGGCATGCTCAACCCCAGTCCAGTCGATGACCTTCACGGGCGCAGCTGTGCTGCCCTTCTTGGCGCCAGGTGCTGACTTCGAGTTCTTGGGGTTGCCGGTTTCCATTTACACGGAATGATTCCGTGCGCCCGTGGAAAGCGCGAACCCTACTGGGGGGCATCACAATATCGCAAGCCCTTGATGCAAAACCTCATCCACCTCACTTTGTAGGAATGCCATGCAAGATATTGATTTTGATCCTGAGTTCTATGCTCTGCCCATGGGGCCCTCTGGACTGCCTGACCTTCTGATCTTTTCGCGAAAACAGCTTTCGGACTCCTCGGCAATAGTGACTGCATTCATCGTCACCCCTCTGAGTCCTGGTTATTGGTGCGAGGAGGTCTACGTGGAAAGCGAAAACTCTATGGAGTGGGCGCTTGTCTACGCAAAGGAAAAGGTGAGGCAATACGTGGTGGAGCAACGACCAACAGAGCAAACTTGCCCTGAGGATCCATTCCAGCTGCGGCCTTTCGAAGATTGGCGGGCATTTGCTGCTCAGGTTGAATTGGGCTTCTATCCCGGTTTCCGCCCGGCATCAAGGAACAATGTCAAGCTAGGCACCAAGACGCGCGAGGTGCTAAAGGCCCCTGAAGTTCACATAGCGGAAAAGCACTACCGACCGTGAAGCGTGGGGTCACCCGCCCAGATCCCGCTGCAGCTGCTTCCGCTATTCCCACACCTGCTGAGCGAGCAGCCTGGTTTCGTGTACCGAAGGGATGGGGCTGGACAACATACCGGGCACAGGCGCTCACTACCCACTGCACGCCGACAAATTCAGCCGCGCACTCAGGGCCTTGATCTCACGGCGTGCCTCTTTCAGCTCGCGCTCCAGTTCGCTGGACCGGATCAACGCCTTGTTGGCAGCATCGATCTGTGCCAACTCCTGGGTGTGCCCGGCAAGATCGCGAGCCAGGATCCGCGTCTCGGCAGGCGTCAACTCCAGGTAGTCGCTCCCCACCTCCAACTTCACAAGTCCACTTGGCAGACTGGTCTTGCTGATGGGGCGCGTTGCGGGGAATTGCTCAATCACCTCTAGCTCACCATTGCCAGCGCGACGCAGCTGGTCCTTTTCGATCCAGCGCTCCACATGGTCGTCCACAACACCTGGCTTCAAGCTGGTGAGGTCGGCCAGGGCGCGGCGATTGATACGGCGCCCCGTATCGCGCAGCTCCAGGATGGTTTGCCAGATCAAATGACCGTTCGCAAAACGGTCGCGCTTCGCAGGCTCTTCGGTGGCAAGAAATCCGCCAGGGCTGGTTTGTGGTGACTGTGTGGACATGGTGGCTCTCCGCTGTATCATTCGATTGCTCAGGTCGCAAGATCGGGGAGGCCCGCCACCGTGCGGGCTTTCTTTTTGGGCGGTCACGGATATGCACTTTGAAAGTGCTCAATCAAGTCTTCACGCAGGTGGGGCGGCACCTCGCGGCATTGGCGGGCCATCTCTTCCCTGGCCTCCGG